CAGCGTTTCGGTCATGGCACTTGGGCTGGCATCGTTAATGAACGCGCCCGGCGGATACAGGAAGCTAAAGAAGTTGCACGGCAAGAACAAATAGAGCGCAATCAAAAGAACCACGAGGTAATGGAAATTGCCAAGACTGTTGGCATATCTCTTTTGGCTGTTATTTTTGTGGCTGTTTGTCTTACGTTCTCAATAATGTATGCGAGTCACGTATGAGCGCGAAGCAGCTAATAGAATGGAAGATTATCCCACGGCTTATGATGCTGGTTATGACGCTGATGTATATCAGGGTTATTGAATGGGGTATTAGCCTCGAGGACTTATCTACACAACAGAGTGCTATGATTAGCGTGGTATCTGGCGCTATGACCGGGGCGTTTGCCGTCTGGCTTGGGAGTGAGAAATGATACAGCTACTTGGAATCGTAGGCAATCTTGCAAGCACCTACCTTGAGGGCAAGGTGGATAAGCAGAAGGCAAAGTCTGAGGTTATAAAGAGCGCTGCCCAGCATGATAGCAAGTGGGAGCTCATCATGGCGGAGAGCACCAAGTCCTCTTGGAAGGACGAGATAATTACGGTTGTCGTGCTAGCGCCTTGTGTTCTTACATTCATTCCGGGCATGGAAGATGTGGTAAAGGCTGGGTTTGAAAGACTGAACGAGTTGCCTGATTGGTATCAAAACATTTTATATGTTACGATTCTAGCGGGCCTTGGTATAAAAGGCTTAGACAAACTGAGGAAAAAATAATGCCAAAGACAGGTTTATACGCAAACATACACGCTAAACGCAAACGCATTGCCGCTGGCAGTAAAGAGAAAATGCGTAAGCCGGGCAGCAAGGGCGCTCCGACTGCGAAGGCTTTTAAGAAGTCTGCTCTCACAGCCAAAAAGAAAAAGAAATGAACTTAGACCAGCTCCGCGTTGAACTGGCTGAAGATGAGGGTTGTCGTTTCGACATTTACTTAGACCATCTCGGCCTGCCTACCGTTGGGATTGGGCACCTCATACAAGAGGATGACCCGGAGCACGGGCTTCCTATCGGCGCAAAAGTATCTGAGGAGCGGGTGCATGCCCTGTTTCGCAGAGACGTTGCCGTTACTGTAGAAGACTGCCATAGACTTTACAGCGACTTCGATGCCCTGCCGGGCGAGGTCCAGCTTATAATTGCTAACATGATGTTTAACCTTGGATACCCACGGCTATCAAAGTTTGTTGGCATGAAGGCTGGGGTTGATGCCAGGGACTGGAACAAAGCAGCAGATGAGATGGTCGATTCCAAGTGGTATGACCAAGTGCCGAACAGGGCTAAGCGTTTAGTCAGCCGACTGAGAGAGCATGACAAACCAGAATAGATATTTTCTAGCAGATACTAACATAACCCAGACAGCTTCGGGCTTGGCTGGTGAATACATAGCCGCCGCGTCAGTCTTAGCAAGAGGCTGGCGCGTTTCTATGGCGCAACAGGATGCTGTAGATTTGATAGCGTGGCACCCGAACACCGGGGAAACATTAAAGATACAGGTGAAGTCCTGCCAAGCTTCTCGTCAGGGCGGTGGTAGACGCAGGGTGCATTTCCAAACGGGGCTTGGTGGTAAAAAACGACTGCCAACGCTGGCTGATTTTGATATACTCGCATGTGTTTCTGCCGAGCAGCGTACTGTGTGGTATGTGCCTGTTACGTCTGTCAGAGAGAAGAAACTGACAAGAACCGTGGACTTCTTTGTTGACCCAGAGTTAGAGGCTGATAGCTGGGCAAAGGCTTTAGATGTTCTGAACATAAAGGGCTATCTGTGATGCCAAAAAAGAATGTTAAGCTATCTGTTGGGCGCGGAGAGAAGCGCTCTGTTAAACAAGGTGCCGGGCTAACAGCAAAAGGCCGGGCTAAATACAACAGGGCTACTGGTAGCAAACTAAAGGCACCTGTTACGGGCAAGGTGAAGCCGGGCAGTAAAGCCGCTAAGCGTCGCAAGAGTTTCTGCGCTCGCTCGAAAAGCTGGACAGGGCCAAGAGGCAAGGCAGCTAGGAAAAGATGGAAGTGTTAAGTGAGGCAGGGCAATAAACCAGTGTAACTAACGGTCTTCCATCAAGGAAAATAAAGATTTATAATGCCCCGCCTCTACCGCTAGAGCTGTCCAGCGGTATTCTGTTCAACAAAGATGCGCCAACCAGACTTGTCGGGCTCTCTGCGTAATTTATATTTCATTTTTCTATAACGTAAGGCGCTCCGTATAGAGTCCTTTTCATATTTATTTGTGGCAACCAAGCTATCGCCGGGCTCTAGCTCAGTAAGGAAATTCCACTTCCCCAGAACGCCTTTGCTCTCCCGCATCCGGGCGCCCTTCACTATCATTATCTTGCCGCAATTTTCGCACCTCATTAAAACAATCCCTTCCACTGTTATCTGAACAAAGAACCTCGCCCCTGCCGTTGCAAACCCATGTGTTTTGCAGTGCAGGTATGTGCCTTTTGCAGTGAACACACTGCACGGTATGGCTAGACGGCGGCCCCTTCTTCTTGTTCTTACCTTTGTTGTACCAAGCTGGCATTGATAAGCTCTTTCTTGGTTGTGTTAAATTCATACATAAGACATATGAGCCTGTCGCGCATTGCTAGCGCCTTGTCGGTATCACCCAGCTCATCTTTACTGAGAAAGCCGACCATTGCATCGGCCTTCTCAGAGGTAGTCATGCAGTCTAGTGCGGCGTTTATAGCCCTTTCAAACTGCACTTCTATAAATTGCAAACGCTCCTCGAGCTCTTGTCTGCTTTCAACCATAACGAAAACCTAGAAAGGAATGTCGTCATCAATAGGAACGTCACGACGAATAGCAGCATCAACCGCAAGCTTCTTCATGCCGCCCTGCTGTACGTTGTCATGCAGGTTGTCACCAGCCTGCTGTTCCATAGGCTCAGTGATAGAGATACCAAGAGAACCGTCGTCATTTTCAAAGACGCTAACCCGGTACTTCTTGCTTGCGCTAAGATGAATGTCAGCAGGCGAGCCATCTTTATATGGAGTGAACTTGCTGTTTCCCCACTTAGCCGCGCCATCAGTATTTGGGAACACCTTAATTGATGTAATCTTTTCCAATCGTATCGCCATTTTAAGCTCCTTCTATTTCGTTTAGGCGGTTTTTAAATAAAGCAATAAACTTCTCATGCCTCTCAGGGTTTCTAGCCTGAAGAGCTTTGAGCTTATCCATATGCTCGATATAAACTTGGTCAACAGCAGCCCGGGCAGATTTCTTTGCAATCTTTGCTTCGAGTTGCATGTATAGATTTGTGTCTGCTTCCTTGTCCGGGTCGCTAGGCGCTGGCGCAGGGGCAGGTGTAGCTACTGGTGCGGGGGTTGGGTCAGACGGGGGCGCGTGGCTCAAGGGAGGGCTAGATACATCGCTTCCACCCGTCTGATGCTTTAGGTTCTCTGCCTTTCTAGGCACAGCGTCCATTTCGTTTGCTGATGCATACTCACCACCAGCTAATCCTATTGAAGCAAGCGCTCTACCAACAGCGGAGCTCTCACAATTCTCTAATGCAGACGTTGTATTTACATGACCATCACCACGGATTTCTTCCGCCATGCCGGAGCCAACAACAATGCCGTTCTCATTAGTAATTACAGCCTTTATCACGACCTTCTTGCCATCGTCAACAATGATTGTAGTATCCACGCCATAATCTAGGCCGAACACTGTTCTGAAGGCTTCCATGCGGTGGACAACCTGTGTGTACATTTTACCGCCACGTTGCTTTACGCCGTGTGACTTGTTAAGGGCAGACACTAAGCCCATTGCATCAATAATTTTACTCATCATGTTCCTCAAATTCTATATTCTGGGATTTAAAGTATGCATCCAGCATACCGAATAGGGTTGCGACCATGCTCCGTGTTTCTTCGAGCTGGGCCTCTATCCTGTTCATTCGCTCTTGCTGAAAATCTATCAGTTGAGCGTGTTCTTGTTCAGTCTCCGTCATTGCACCCTCCATGCGTTTTGTGCGATTTTAAATACTTCCGGCCCATGCCTTGTGGCTATCATGCCAAAGTCTGGGGGGACCAACGAAAACAAATCGCTCCAGCTTCCGTTAGCTGCCTTCATAAGGTTCTGCATCGCAAGCCACCTACGCACTACGTCTTCATAAGCTCTCTCAAGCGAGGACTCTTTCAACGCAGGGCAGTTGTCCGGGGTGCAGATATTATAACCGGCAGATGTAACAAATAATAAGGCTGGTTCAAGACCAGTGGCCTTCCAATACACAGCCTGTTGCATAACCTGCTGTGGTGTCGGCGTTTCTTTTGGCTTGGGTACGCGCCAAGTGCGTGTCCCGTCTTTCTTTAAAGGGTTCTTTAAAGGCAGGGAACATTTCAAATCTATCTGGCGTGTAGGCCCGGCGTAATCAAGGAACATCATGCAAGGTACATCAATGCGCTCGTCTTTATGCCAGCGCTGGTACTCGCCCACTATTTCTTCGTCACCGAAAAACTCTTTAACACCTTTAGCGGCATGCTGTGCCATCTCTGCGATGTGCTCTTTGAACTCAGCAAACGCTTCGGCATCAGCGCCATTATCCCAGTCGAGAGGCTGGTACATCATGTACTCTGTCATGCCATGACGGATAGCTTCCGGCAGGCTAATCTCTTCTTGCTTGCCCCTGATTGGGCTGTACTCATGTAGGCCAAGATGCATATCAACAATCTGTTGAACTATCTGCCCGGCGCGTGGACGAGAGGACATAGGGAAACCCATCTTGTACTCTCTACGCAGGTAAAGCTTGAGTATTCCCTCGTCGATATTCTGTGTGCCACCTGAAGCAGACACATGAAATCGGTGAAACTGTTTTGAATATTCCGGTACTTCGTATTCCATAATCCCTCCTTAGTGGGGGTAGGGCAATGAAAAGGATGGAACTGGAGAAAACACCCTGCAAGGAACCCTACCCCCGAGCCCGTATGTTTGTAGACAAAAACGAGCTATGAAAATCCTTGCCTACTCTAATTACTAATCATTTACCAATCTGTCAACACCTGATAGTGTATCTTTATTAGGAGATTGATATGAATAGAGAAACCATTTTGAAGACAGCAACCCAGTACGTCACAAAAGACAGGGCCAGTGACCACGGTGATATGGAAGATAACTTCCGTTTGATTGGCGAATACTGGTCATTGCATTTAGGCTGTAAGGTAACGGCCTGTGATGTAGGCGCGATGATGTCCTTGCTAAAGATTGCCCGGATGAAGGGGAACCAAGCGCATATGGATAACTATATTGACGGTGCCGGGTATCTTGCTTGCGCCGGAGAGATTGCGAACCGTGTGGTTCTTGATAGTCAGCGAGAAGACGCAATAAATGAGCTGGAATAGCGGAGACATACATTGTTTTTATATGACTACTTAAAGCAGACTAACACTTCTCAAGGCGAGTTTGCCCGGCGGTGTGAGCTTTCGGCAGCGGCTATCTCTCGTATTATTAACGGGCGTAGGTTCCCGGCCCCTGAAACTATGCGAGTTATATATCTTATTACAGACGGAAAGGTTGGGCCTGATGACTTCTTCAGACAAAAAATACTTAGAGACAGTGTGGGTTGAGTGCGACGAGTGCGAAGGCAAGGGCGAGGCTTTATATGAGGTTGGCGT